CTTATCATTAGACATTACCTGTAAAGTCTTAATCATTGTTTTAATTGATTGATCTTCCATTTCAGCAATATACAAATCAGTCAAAAATTCTTTATTGTTTTCTTGATACTCTGTTTCAGTATAGATTGGTAAATTATACGAATCTCGCTCATAACAATTATCTAGATATTTTTCATGCATAAATTCTGCAAGCTTAATCGTATCTTCCATTGCTAATCCCACAATCCTTCGTAGTATTGACCAAACAATCTAAAGCCATTTGTGATTCTTTCTTGATACTCACGTAGGCCATCGTAGTCAATTTTAAGTGTATCATCAGGGCCATGTTTAATTTCGAAGGCTATGACTTCACCTTGTGATGACAGTATTGGTACGTTATATAGATCACTCTCTCCAGAGAAGAATTGATCTTGCCAATCCTCTTCTGCTAATTTAGTCTCAAACGAAAATATCATTTCTGACATAACCCAATCCCATCGATCATGAACCATTAGCTCACCTTCACCTTCAGAGCTTCTTAAAGCCTCAGGTACATCTTTATCATCAACGTGTGGCGATCCAATTTTTGTTTTTGCTAGTTGATATAGCATAGGCAAAACGATTTTAGCAAGGGTATGATCCATTGACCAAGTATCCCATTTATCTAACTTTACGTTGACAGTTTGTTCTGGGGTGTAGCCAAATAGTTCGAACAAATAGTTATGATACCATTTATAATCAGGGTAAGGTCCAATTTTAACTTTCATTATTTAGTCTCTATTGTGCAGCGTTTAGGGTCTGAGTTTTTCTTGATTGATTTGAGAATATCGTTGAATCCGTCTGGCACCTGACTAATAGTGCTTTTAGTACCACCTACAATTTTTGGTGCAGCAAGTACTTGTCGGATATTAGGATCCTTTACATATTCTTCCATCGATGAAATAGACATCATCTTAGTTTCTACTTCACCAGTTTCTATATTTTCGAAATCATACAATGGCATGAAACCACTCCGGTTGTTTACGCTTAGTCCACTTCATTGCAAACCTCGCTTGTTTAGTTTGGTAAAATGCACGATAAGATTTTACAGCATCTTCAAACATACATTCAGGATTAGAACCCATTGCTAATTTAAATGGACTCTTACTCGTTGTATGATTAATATTCTTTGGTGCATTTTTTAATACAGTCGCTAGTTTTGTTTCACTCGCATGTGTTTTACCATACCTATATGTATATTCATTACATAACGCGATAAAGTGTTTATAGTGCCAATCGTAATTACTACAGTTTTCTCGAGACCAAACAGTACAAGGATGATTCATATGCACTGCTTTGTATAAGATGTCTTCTCGATGATCATCAAGTTTAAAGTACTGTAGCATAGAGCCAGATTTAGAAGGCCTACGTTCCATTGTACCATCAATCATTCGATGAACGGTAGATAGCATTTGGGCTGATTCAACAACCATTTTAGGGATGTGTTTATCGCACTGGAGTTGTGCGGCTTTGATGGGATCATTATCTAAAATAAATATATTCATAATGTATATTATAACACAGTTTTAAAGAAAAGTAAACCCCCTTTCGAGGGTTTACAGTAGATTTTATCACCTCCTTACTTATGATGCATACCTTAATTGCTCAATATACTCGTCAAGATAATCTATCTTCTTTTGCATTTTAAATGCTTTATCTGACTTTCCTTTCTTTAACAGCCGCTGTCGATAGTATGTTGCCTTGTTCCTATCTTTCTTTAGCCGTTCGATCTCTTGTAACCTCATATAGAATTATTCCCTCCATAAAGTTTTAATTGATCATCATATAGGTATTTAAGTTCGGATCCTCCTTAGTTGTTACGGTTAGTTAATGAATCACTTATTTAATAAGAGTTGGGAATGCATCGGAGACTAATTTTAATGTTACTCCTTTATATTTTCCAACCAACTTCTTATCTTTCATCATAATGATAAGCTCTGCTTCTTTTGGAGATACACTCTCCAAAACTTTGATAAATTTACCTTCGCGGACACCAGCTTCTAACCTATCCCCTTCGTATCCTTTTGCAAAGAATCGAAAATCTGATGATACACGACCGAAGCCATATTCAGAATCTTTGTTAGGTGTATACGGCGGAGTGCCTGCAGGTAAATTAAATTCGAGTGATTTGTCAAAAGCACCTTTTAGAAAGGTTTTAAGTTGACGCGATTCGTTCTTAATAAGATATTCTTTCTTGGCCTTTGCTGTTTTAATTTTAGCAAGATCTTCGAGAACAGTTGATATTTGTAAGTCTTTATTACTAGCCATTGTTATAAAATTCCTCTACGCATTCAATCAATAGGTTACATCGTTTCTTAATCAAATAGTTTAATGCTTTCATTTGCATTGGTTTTTTACTATTATTAAAAGTATTTATAATAGATTCACTGATGCTTTCTGGTATTTCTGTTAAATCTATAAGAGTTTTATTACGCTGATAGTTACGGTATAACTCATCACCTAATACCTCTTTTAAGTTCTCAGCATTATCTAGCCACTCTTGTAGTTGCTTAGCACTGATTGGTGTCTGTCTAATCGATTCAACAAATACGTTATCAGCAGATTTGATATTAGGAATCCCATCGCCTTTATCGCCTTTCATAATATGATTAAATCGATATATGTGTGGGTTCTTATCAGTTACTTCTTTCTTTTGCATCGGACTAAATTGTGATATATTCTTAAAGCGATGCAATTGAATAAAGTCTTTATCAGATGAGATAATCTTAACTGGCTCGTCTTTACCGAACTCTTGTGTTTCAAGTGCAAGTACACCAATTACATCATCAGCTTCGCAACCTTCTAGATGAATAACTTTATAGGGGAGATTCTCTTTGATTTCATCTCTTACTAGATTTAGAATACGAAAGATTTCAGGCCAATCAGTATCAGACTGTTCATCTCGATTCTTTTTACGAGCTGCTTTATATTGTGGAAAGTATTGCTTTCTCCATGTATTCATACCATCACAACAAATAACCATTTGGCCATACTGATCTCGATACTTCTTATTGTACATACGAATACTGTTTAGAATCATATGTCGAATCATGTTTTCATCATTTAGCTTTTGCACTATTATATTTGATAATGCAATTTGGTTATAATCAATCAGTATCATCGTCTTCAGTCGCCTTTGTAATTAGTTCTTCTATTTCTTTTTGTATTTCTTCCAATTCACCTTTAGAATAAGGTTCATCCGTTATGAGTCTATCTAGCTTTTGGTTACAAATATCTAGATCATCTTGGAATGGATGTTCTATACCCTTAAAGCGATAAAAAGCAGCAGCAAGTAAATTAATAACTACTGCCATATCCATCGCTTCGGGGGTGCTTATATCAAGGAAATCCATTTTATCAAACAACCCAGAGCCGTTATGAATTGCATCGTCTATCAACCCAAAGCAATGATGGGCAAATTCTACGCATTCTTCTTTTTGAATTTCTATTTGTTCTTCTTTACTGAGGGTTTGTTTTACTACTTCGGCGACGTTAAGTCTTTCACCGGTGGGAAATTTATAAACGTTTGACATGCAGGAATAACCTTTACTATAATTTAATGTATATTATAACATAGTTTATAGTGAATGTACACTATTTTTTTAATCCTTTTACTGAGGGTGCTCCGATCTTGCATCCGATAAACCCATTGTAGTACTCATCTGTCAAAAGGACATCCCTGTCAAATTGCTCCTTGGCTTCCATGTATGCACACTCTCCTTTTGTTTTACACAAATGAATAATTTCTCGTTTTAAATGGTCAGAGCCATTGTCGTTTATTTCTTCATTGAGCATGTTACTTGAACCATAGTATGTTTTCCAATCGGATTCAACTAAGGTCTTTTTCCTGCGCTTCCTTGTCTTTGTTATCCCTAACGTTTTGGTAAACCAAAAGAACTTCTTACCGACATATTTCTGGTTTGTCTTCTCGTTTGTTATGAGATACACAAACCCGTAATAGTCGTTAGAACTAAAGTCTTGAGGCGGGATCCACTCTTTATCATTATATAACCACATGTATTATATATACTAGTCATCAAAGTTTAGCTCTTCAATATGATCTTCGATAGGTTCGCCACAAATTGGACAATATTTTGGATCTTCTTCTTCACATGATACTCGTGACTTATTGTAGCACATAGGGCAATCGATTTGTTTTATACTCATGACATAGCCCCCAAATGTTGTTTTAGTTCAGTAAGACCACCAACAACTTTACCATCGATCTTTATCTGTGGAAATGTTCTTGCTTCTGGAAATTGCTCAAATAGCTGTTCACGTGTAAAATCTGTACCTAGTTTCTTATAAACATAATCATGAGGCTTTGATAACGCTTTAGCACTATCGCATTGTGGGCAATTATCTTTGCCGTATATTTCGATGTTCATTGTATCTCCTATAAACTTAATGCTGCTAATGTGTCTGTTGTCATATCCTTCTTTACACCGCCTGTTACATACGAAGTGATTTCAGTTTCTTGAGGAGCTACTTGTACGTTACCACCCCCGATCCACTTTTCAGTCCATGGTAAAGGATTTGTTTTAGAAACATGGAATGGTGAATGAATGCTAAGTGCTCTCATTCTTTTCGTGCCAATAAATTCAACATAATCACATAATAATTTTTCATTTAAACCAATCATCGATCCATCTTTAAATAGATAATTAGCCCACTGTTTTTCTTGTTCGATTACATCAACAAAAAGCTTTTCAACTTCTTCCTTTGTTTCTTCTTGAATCTTGATATAATCAGGGTCTTCTTTTAGTAAACTCTTAATCATTACTGTAGTACCAGCAAGGTGAACGTTCTCATCTCTTGCGATAAACTTAATGATCTTTGCATTACCTTCCATCTTCTTTAATTCAGCAAATGCCCATGAACATGCAAACGATACATAGAATCGAATACCTTCCAAAGCGTTGGCACTCATAAGAGCTAGCCAAATTCTTTTCTTATGTTCATAGTTTGATATATCCTTTGGTGCATCGATTAGTTCATCGTACCACTTACATATATCATCTGCGCAATCAACGATTTCTCTATTATTCATAATCGTATCGAATACCACAGAAGGATCTGGATAAATGTTACGAATAATATGTGTATAAGAGCGACTATGAATTGTTTCAAAGAATGCCCATGTAGTAATCCAATTCTCCACTTCAGGTAATGAACACACTGGTAAGAATGCATCCAATGGTTCTCTACCTTGAACTGAATCTAATAGAATTTGTCGCTTTAAATTGCTTGTAAAAATGTGTTGCTCGTGTTCGTCTAATGCATCAAAGTCTTTCTTATCTTTTGATACATCGACTTCTTCTGGTCTCCAAAAGAAACCAAGTTGCTTATCTGTGATCTTATCGATGTTAGGATATTTGACACTGTCATATCGTGCGATATCAACTGGATCATCCAAAAACATCATTTTTGTTAGGTGTGACTCTGTTCCATTTGTTCTACTCATATTTTACAACTCTCGCAGTCTTCTTCTTCTTTCATTTCCCCTGCACCATCGTAAGTATTAAAGTAGTACAATTGCTTTAAACCAAACTTATAAGCTGTCACTAGATCAGTTACCATTATTGACATAGGTACCTTTGAGTCTTCAAAGAAATCAGGATTGTATGATGTATTCACACTAATGCCTTGATCGATATACTTTTGAAGAATCGCACAGATTTTTAGATAACCATCTGGTGACTCTTGATCCCATAGGAGATCATACTTATTTTTAAGGTGATGGTATCCAGGAACAACCTGAGCCATTACACCATCTTTAGATTGTTTGTACGAAACTAAAGCTCTTGGTGGTTCAATACCATTTGTACTATTACTTATTTGTGCAGATGTCTCGGCCGGCATAAGAGCCATCAGTGTAGAATTACGTATACCTGTATCTTTTAACTGATCACGTAAACTATCCCATGGCATTCTTTCTTTATGTGATACTAAAGTATTTACAGCATCCTTATATGTATCAATTGGAAGAACTCCACTGCCATATTTTGTCTCATAATTCTTGTTTATTTTACCTTTTTCTGCAGCTAAATCAGCAGAAGCTTTAATAAGATGATATGACCATGCTTCGGCATATTCATCAACTGTTTCATATGCGCTTTCATCATACTTTAATCCACGCTTAGCCAGGAAGTATGCAAGATTAATAATACCAATGCCAAGTGGTCTACGATTCATTGTAGAAAGTTCAGCAGCTTTAATTGGGTAATCCTGATATGTAAGCAATTCATCAAGCCCACGTACAGCTAGATTACAATACTTTTCAAAATCAGCAGGATCATTAATAAGACCCCAATTGATAGCTGATAAAGTACATAGACTAATTTCACCATTTGGATCATTGACATCATTCAATGGCTTAGTCGGTAGATCGATTTCACAACATAGATTACTCATTCTAATTGGAGCAACCTTTGGATGAAATGCACCATGTTCATTAGCATGATCGACATTCATTATATAAACTCTACCGGTATCTTTACGTTCTGCTAATAGAGTTTGGAATACCTCCATTGCTGGTACAGACTTTTTACGAATAGATGTTTTTCTTTCGTACTTTTCATATAACTCTTTAAACCTATCTTGATCTGAGAAGAACGATTCATATAAACCAGGAACATCATGTGGATCAAAGAACGTAATGTTACCACCAGTCAATAGACGCTCATACATCAACTTGTTTAGCTGGAAGGTATAGTCCATGTGACGTACACGATTTTCTTCAGTACCCTTATTGTTTTTCAATACAACTAGATCTTCAAATTCATAGTGCCAGATTGGTAGATAGACAGTAGCTGCACCACCACGAACGCCACCTTGAGAACAAGACTTTACAGCCGATTGGAAATACTTTAGGAATGGAATCAGGCCTGTATGTACAACCGAACCATCACCAACAGTAGCACCAGCAGCTCGAATAGAACCTGCACCAATACCAATACCTGCTTTCTTAGAGATATATTTTACGATGCTGGTTGAAGTTGCGTTAATAGAATCGAGGCTATCGCCGGATTCAATAAGAACACAGCTAGAGAATTGACGGGTTGAAGTCCGAACTCCAGCCATGATAGGCGTAGGCAAAGAGATATAGAATTGAGAAATTGCATCATAGTAGTCCTTAACATATTTTAATCTTGTTTCTTTTGGATAATTCATAAAGAGTGTAGAAGCAACCATCATATACAACATCTGAGGTGACTCGTATAACTCTTTTGTTTTACGATTTTGTACTAGATACTTACCACGGAATTGTTCCATTCCAGCATAAGTAAAATCATTATCACGGTCATGTTTAATATATGAGTCGAGTTCATCGATTTCTGTATGCTCATAGTTTTCCATGATTCCGCCGTCGTATACTCCACGACTTACATTTTCGATTATGAGTCGTTTAAGAGACCATGGCGTATAATCACCATAGACTTCTTTACGAATCTTATAGTTAATCAGACGTGCTGCTACAAACTGATAATTAGGTGTTGCTTCACAGATTTGTTCTGCTGCACTCTTAATGAGAAGCTCATGAATATCATAAGCTGGAATTTTGTTGTACAATTGTATATTTGCTTTGATTTCTATTTCAGATACAGAGACACCAGTAATGCCTTCCGTCGCCCATTCGAGTACTTTGTGTACTTTCTCTAGATCGAAGGGTTGCACCGTGCCATCTCTTTTAGTGACGTTAAAAGACATAAGTTGATCCTGTTAATGTATTTGAAAGTATATTATATCATACTAATGTAAAAAAGTAAACTGTTATTTTAGTTTCTTTTCAAGTTCTTCAATTCGTGCGAGGATCAGAGGATATTGTTTACGGAACTTAGCATCTTTCTTTGCTAGCTCTAAATCGTATTTGTTAGCGATATACTGTAGACTGTTGTCCACGTATTGCTGGAACCAGATTCCAAATTTAGTCTTTTGAAACCAGTTATAGAATGAACTACCGATGATTGACGATAGTATTGACTTAAGTGTAAGAACTACTAACCACGGCATTTTTCAATTTCCTCTTTGTTTTGATCCACTAAATATATATAACCGTCCATGCCGTGATCTGTCAAACCATCAAAGAATTTAAATTGTGACCAAGCTGTTACAAAACCTTTAACGAGATCCCACATATCTTGCCAATATGTATAACCTAAGGCAAGGTTTTCTTTACTATTGAAATACATTTCGAAACCATCATGCTTAAATCCTAGGATAGCAGGAGGTACTTTAGCAACTAGATCGTTATTATTAACAAAGCGATAATGAGGAACACAACATGTATCAACAAAAGTTTTACCGCCAACACGAGGAGATCCAAATGTAAACAATGCCGTAGCTAATGGATAACGAGTTGCAGCAATAGTAGCCATCGCTCCACCAAGAGAATGGCCACAGAAATAAACTTCACGAGGTGTTTTAAGCTTGCTATTGCGTAACAATTCTTTAGTTACCTCTTCCCACAACTCATCAATCTCATCTTTAAAGCCACCATGAACCATACCAGCAGATTCAGATTTTTCTTTAAACATATTTAAATCAGCTTTAATATCGTTTAGTTGATTAGGCTGAGTCCCTCTAAAAGCAATCCATAATTGGTCACCGGCACGTGTAATTAAACATTCAGCGCTGTTAATAGAAATCAGTTTAGACTTAGCGTCTCCTGCAATTTCCTTTTTGATTAACTCGACACGTGTATCGTTATCATCGATGTATGACCATGATGCTAGACGTGCTGCTACTGCTGCTTTTTCACTTAGACTCTTGGGGATTGCCATTTTCTTTTTCCTCTACTGTAGTTACTTTCTTATAATATACTACTACTTGTTTTAATTCTTTAACGTATCTTTTAATCTCTTGTAGATTATATGCCATAAGCTCATAATCACCTGGAGACATAGCAAAGAATACCATTGCACTTGATTCCTTTTCAATACTAACAAGGAATTCATCAAGGTTTTTATCTGATACGACATACCATTGTGGTTCTTTTAAATCAATAGGCCGTGGTAATACCGGCTGTGTGATTTTAATCTGAATTGGTACTGTTTTTATTTCTACCTCGCGAGGAGGCTGTTTCAATAATGCACAGCTACTGAGTAGTAGGACTGACATCAAAACTGCTGTCATTTTCAAGTGAGTCAAATACATCTTTGGTTGCTCCATTTACTCTCGTTTCAATTAATCCAGGTTTTGCCGCTGCAAGTTTTGCAAGGTTATGTCTCTTGAATATATCAAGGTACCTACTCATCTCAGCTTCGATTTCATGATTCTTTTGTGATAGAGCATTTAAAGCTTCACCTTGCATCTCATAAGATTGTTGCATAGTATTAATCGCATCATCTTGAGTTTCAATCTTTAACTCATATGCTTTATTCAAATCACGTAGTTCGATCAACTGATTTTGTGTGCTACTATAGTATAGGTAACCTATAATACCAAACGATAATAATATTCCAATCAGTACTTTACTGAGCATTCTTTTTTGCTTCTCTAGCTGCTTTCTTAGCATTCATACGCTCAACAAACTTACGACCTTCTCTAGTGCGACCATCATAGATCTTTTTCTTTTTGTCTTTATCATCTAACGGCTGAGGATTCGTCGCGACAGCATCTACACCCATTTGTTCATTAGCTGCTTTAAGCCATTCTTCAAAGTTAGTCATCGTTTTATATCTCCATTTGAAATATATATTTCTTGATTTGTTTGTATGTGTTTTACCTTATAAATGTTTTTACCGAGGATTGAAGCACAAGATGCAGTTTTTTCTTTTATCTCAATCTGAGTATTCTTAAGCGCTATTACATCGCCAGTAATAGGTGATACAGCATCTTCGACTAGTGTATAAACACCAGGATTGATACCACTATCGTTTTCAAACCATTTATTTTCATTGAAATACTGGCTACTAATCTTTTCACCAGACACTTCTTCTAATATCTCTATTAGTTTTGATTCAGGCAATTGCGTATGCTCTTTAATAAGAAACAAGGCTGTAGCATAAGTAGCAAGCTTAGTTTTCCCAAATGGTAGCTTACTTAGCAATCGTTTGATGTTAAACACTAACCTATGAAATACGGTATAAGCAGACTTTTCATCATTAGTCTTTGGCTTTTTTAAAACCTTACCATTCTCGTCAATGAGCTCTAGCTCAAAGGCTTCCATCTTATTCCATGGTGTAACAAGCAGTTTAAGGAACCTGAAGGCGTAAAATAGATCAGCCGTTCTCGATACAACACCTTCATTTAATTTTTGTTGCATTACAGTTTCCTTAGTACATTTATTATGTTTAAATCTAGTGGAACTTCTACTTTCTCACTTTCGTCTAAATAGTTTAGAAAGACTAAAAATGGTTTAAGATATGGATGATGTTCTTCATCAACCTTAAACCATATCATACGATTAGCTGCCTTTAAACCAAAGACGTTATATATGACTATAATGTGATTGACTATTAAACGTTCTTGCAAATCATTGTGGACTTCGTATCGCCTAAACAATCGTTTAAGGTATTTAAATCTTGCTAAGTCCTCTTTGAATTCTTCGATATCAGCACATTGATTATTATCATAGTTTTGCATAGCGAAGAACTCAAAGTTCTTGTTTGTAAGTTTGTCAAATACTTTCATCATATAGTATATATACTAATGCTTCTATTTTAGTTTCTGTTTTAGCTCGTCAATTTTTGCTTCAGCATTATTAATTACTTCATTTTGATAATCTTCAGTTTTATCAGCTGCATCTGAAGAGATTTCTTTATCTTTCAATTTTCGGTCAGAAATCTTTATCTTTTCCACAGCGCGCTCAATCTTATCTTCCAACGCTTTAATTTGGCCTTCAATACCAGCTTTTGCTTTATCACCCGATGAATCACCACCAGTTACTTTATCAGCTGCTCTTTGAACTTTCTTCTTAGCTTTATTAAAGAAATCACCAACACCTTCTTTAACTTCGCCATCTGCTTCATAGTTAGCATCAACATAATCAAAGAATTCTTTCTTCTTGCCATCTTCTAATTCAGCAGGAGATTTAACACCAAACTTTTTCATAGCAGCATCAAAGACTTTCTTATAAGCAGCTTGCTTAGCAGACAATTCAGCTTCGTCCATACTCTCATCGTCCTTACGAGCTTCTTCGATAGCGATTGCTTCATCATGAGCAGCATCGATTTCCTCGCCTAGATCAACCTTCTTAACACCATGCATTTTACGCACTTTATCAGTGTTTTGATCGTCTGACTTATCAGTAGGATCAGCTACATTTTCTTCTGGAGCTTCATGGGTGTAACCTTTAGCAGCAAGAGCTTTATGCCCTGCTTCATCCTTAGCTACTTCTTTCTTTCCAGTCTTAGGATCGAACATATCATGTGGATACTTCATTTCCATTTCTTTTACTGGTGCTTTGCCTTCAAGGACGTCTTGTACCGCTTGCGCAAGGTCCTTGTTTATATCATAGAGTTTCATTTTTATCTCCTATTGCAATAAGTACATTCCGGTCACACCACCGACGATGCCGGTAACAAGGATCCAGAATAGTTTGTTTATAACTGTAACTACTATTTCATTTGATGTAACTTTTGTTTCAAGTAATTCTAATCGTTCCACTATCTTTAATATCTGTGTTGCTTGCATTTCACCATATTTTGCAAGCATTGTAATCTTTTCTTCAGCCCGAGCTATCGACACAATAGCCTCAGATAATAAATCGAGCTTATTTTCAATTCGGCTTAGACGAGTGTTCTCATCTGAGTGGTTTTTCTCTCTTGAGGCCATTACTTCATTTCCTTTTGTGATTTGACCCAGTCCTTTGCTATCCTATTTTGCACCGGGCGATTGATGAATTTTTGTACTTGCTTAAACGCTTTTAACATAATATCTTCGTCAGCTTTGTTATTATCAACGATCAATATGTTTTTAGCACCAAAGTAACTTTGGAATTTACCTATATTATTTTGTACTCTATTCCATGAATCAATCACTAAGGGTTCCGGAACAGAACGCGCACGTTGCTTATTTCTTTCTAACGCTACCTCTAACGAGGTGTTTACGAATATCATATAAGTGTCATACCCAAATTTTCTTAACATTTCTGAGCTAGTCTTTATATTATTAAAGTCTTTGCCAGTTCCATCAATAGCTAATCCTAAACGACCTTTCATATAAATCGATTGTCGTTTACCTGTCATTTGCTTTGCTCGAGATCTAATTGTATCCCTAGCATCTGATTGTGAATCTGGCATTTTAAAATCTAAGTCTTGCTTTTTCATACCTAATTCAAACAGATCATCTGAGTTGACCATCTTAAGTCCACTAGACTTTGAGATAGTACCCTTTGCTACGTACGACTTACCGCTACCAGGACCACCAGCCATATAGATAGCTTTAAATATTCCCGGATCATTTACGCCTTCGTCTATAAAATCTTTAAACTTATCCAAACTCGTGTCCTGCCACTCTTTTCATTTGCTTTTTAAATTCAGCAAAATCAGGTTTAGTTTTATATAGCTTAATAGTAACCTCAGGTCTTTCTTTACCTTTGATTCTCCAATTAAACCCTTTCTCTTTATGTTCAGGCTTAGTAGTCTTTACTACACGACGCTTAAAGCCCGCTTCGTAGCCTTCGCCCTTATGCTTACCTTCGCCTTCTGCTATAAAATCTTTAAAAGCTATCACAGTTAAACTCCGTGGTCATCTCGCCAGCGTTGAACTTCTTTCTTAGCCATACCAACATTCTTGTAAGCTATGATTGGATGCCTTGGTGTATGACCACTATTATCAAAGATAGTAGGCAGTACTTTTTGACTACCATCTTTATTAAACTTCATAGAATCCATGCCAGATAACCGAATCTCAAACTTACCGTCTGCAGTTACATGCTTAAATACTCTTTTATTACCAGGACCATAACCATCTGGAACTTTCTTCCATTTGATTTTAGCTTCTGCTATAAAGTCTTTAAATTTAATCATTATTACTTATCGTCTATGATGATACCAAATGTATCTCTAATTTCGATTGTAGCACCTGAAGAGAACTTAGCGTCACCACCAGATAAGCTATCAAGAGTACCAGCAGCTGTGCTCTTATAAGAACCTTTCATAGCTTTAGTCATATTCTTAAGCTCTTTAGCATCTTGACTACCTTGGAGCATTGCTACGAAATCGTTGCTTAGTAAGTAATAATCTTGATTTTCTGTAGAATAGCTTGGTTCTTTTACAAACTTACCAAACTTTTTACCCTTTATACCAGCAACACCAAAGGTACCAGGTTCAACTTTAGCTTTCTTTTCTGCCTTTGAAATATAATCAAGAATTAAAGCAGAACCTGTTTTAGCGCACCAGTCGCCCCACATTTTAGTGAGCTTCTTTTCATCGACCTGAGACATCTTGACCTTTTCAATGTGCTTTTTAAATGCCTGAGCTACTAAGTTACCTAGCTGAGACATTGAACCAGTCGGTCGGTATGCCTTTTCTTGTAACTCTTCTCTAATTTGTGTAAATTGTTTCATGTTAAATCCTTTATTTTAAGTTTAATTTATTACTTCTTATATCGCGGATCAGCACGATATTGGTATGGTGTTGTAACATCGTCTGCGCTTTTAAAACTTTTAGCTGACTTTTTAATGTTATTTAGTGCAGCCAAAACTTTGTTGAAGGCCTTTTCGTCAAAATCATTACCAGCTTTCAGACCTCTTAATACTGATTCGAGATCCTTTGCTGCTCTAGGTAATTCACCATTAATCATATTGCCAGGAATTCGTTTAAAGGCTTCATCAAGAGCAACTGATTCTTCAAGACCTTCTTTTACTACTTTACCAGTCTTAAGGAATTTAAAATCGACACCTAATTGCTTAGCAGCTTTCTGAATTGCTTCTCTTGCTGTTCTGGCCTTTACTATAATAGGTGTTTTACCGCCACCAATTTTCTTACCATTTAGCGTTTGCGAAGGAATTGGAACAGCAAAGCTTGAAAATGCTTCATCAATACTTTCGACCATAAAGCCTTTTTTCTTTGCATCACCGATACGCATTATAGCATTTGCGCCTGATTTTGGATTAGGAAATTTATTTGGGTTTTTAGGTGCTTTACTATAACCAATAATTTTATCGGTCTTTGGATTATTATTTCCACGAACATTTGCTTTAGCAATATGAACAAGATCGTTATCATTATATTTTGCTTCATTAACATCTTCCCTTAGACCTAATGCAGCTCTTACTTGCTGTACTTTTGTTTCCATATCTTGGATTTCACCTTCGATTTCTGGTCGTTGACGGAAACGGCTCTTTTTAATTAAGTCTGCTAATTGAGTTTCGAAAGAAGCAAGCTTACGCTTTAGATCGCGTTCAGGCTTTCCTTTATACGGATTTTTAAGTGCTTCTCGTATAGCTCGTGCTTCTCGTATAGCTTTAAATTTAATCATTGTTATTGTCCTTTAAGTAATCTTTAAACGATTTTGAAGATTCTTCTTCAAATGCTAAGTGTTGTGGGAGTAAATCTTTCTTAATCATATCATGAAAGACCACGCTTAAGTTTTTGTAATCAAGACCGGTAATCTTAGCAGTTTTCATCATCATCTTTTTAGCATTATCAGTATCACCTGATGATTTTTTACGTAGATCAAGATAGAATCGTACAGCCTTTTTATATATTGGCTTTTTCAGAGTACGATCGATATAGCGATCTAGTTTAGGAAACTGAGTAATTGCCATTACTTCATCGAGTTGACCAGGAGTCATACCTTTTACATGTTTGGTATATTCATCTGAACCATACTCGTAATATTCTTTAACAGTTGATTCACCACGTACCTTAGCGGCTAAGTCTTTATCAGCTTTGCCCCATGTACCTTTTGACTTAGTAACGAATGAATTAACTCGAGCGAATGCCCATTGTTGTGGAGTAGTACCAGGACGGTGACCAGTTCTCCATGCAGCCATTCCACGATCATATACCTTTTTAAGTATACCGTATGGCATGCCCGATTTATCTGCTTTCTTAACAAGACCAGCAATTTTCTTTTCTTCAAGATCATCTTCACCAAACATTTGCTTATACTTCTTAGTATGTTTAGATGGCTTAGTCTCACCTGTAGCATCACCAGGAGCTTGTTTGTACGCTGCTGGATTATCATCATCCATATCAGCTTGCTTTTTAAATTGCGCTTTACGTTTGTCTGCAGTTGATTTACTCATATCTGCATAGTAATCTTCTTCTAACTTTTCAATTGAATCTAACCAACAGCGCTTCTTACTACCATCTGCAAATTCAACTAATACATAATTGGCACCAGTCATTGTGAGTGTACCAACATCATTTGATTCTTTTACAACAACAGTATCACCTTCAGAGAATAACTTACCAGCCTTATACTGTTCGCGTTCTTCTGATACTGTTTCTAATTGGATATGCTTACGATGCTTATGAGACTCTTTAAGACCCATACCTTTACGAATAGCATTGAATAATTCTTTACCATCTTTATATGATGATGGCATACCTTTACTGAATGATGCAAAATCATTTGCTACAGCAGCGGCTCTTAGCTTAGATGCACTCATACCAGACACATCATCTGAATCAGGATCTCTTGCGCCAGCACTAATGACGCTAATACCACCTTCAAACTGATAGAAACCATGACGACCCTTTTCGCCATTGTATTTGTTTAATAACTTATCGAATTCTGTTAAACGATCTTCACCAACAACCATATTGACTTTGGTGAAACCCTGATCATATAGACGAACAACAATATCAAATACTGTACGGATATTAGAATCGCTCATAATGTTTCGTGCATACTTAGGAAACATTTTACGAAGAAATTTGATTTTTTCTTTAAACTTAAGAGGATTCTTCTTAGGATCATTTGACTGTGAAGCATATATTCTAAATTGACCAGAGCCAGCTGTTTTCTTTAAAGCATCAAACACTTTCTCATGACCATTCGTTGGTGGATTAAATCGACCAAATACGAATGTGATGTCTTTCGTTTCTTCAGATAAATATTCACTAAAGCGTTTTGGATTATACGCCATTCTTTTTATTTCCTCGGTTCCCATCTAAAGGTTATCGACTCGGAGAGTCCCACCCTTTAATAATATCTTTACTGAAATTGTTAGTCGAAAATTCTAATCGATCAACTAACTTTACAGCGCCACCTTCCATACGATCTATAGCAACAAAACCTTCAGGGTTGGTTACCTTAAATCCGGAACTAGTCTTAACAAATGTATTAATATTTGATAGACCGTTTAGTTTATTTATAATAATTAATTTTGCATCTACCACAGAATTTTGCAAATCGAACACTTTTTTCAATGTTTTTATGTTCTTTTTGTCAAAAAACTTTAATAATTCATCACGCTGTGTTTCTTTCTTTTGCTTACCTTTATCTGACTTTAGTTTATCAATCTGTTTAGCATATCGTTGATTAACAAAATCAATTAAACCTTTTGTATGTGCTTCAGTATTAGTGATACGGACATTTGCTCTAACCTTTGTATTATTATATGTATTAATGATTAGATTCAATTCTTTATTCTGTTCGATCTCTTTTAATACACTACCAGAGATTTCTCTAAATAACTTACCAGCATTTGATAGATGAGCAGTGACCGCCGCAGTTTCCTTTGCTGTCATCGTAGCGGTACCAGATAGATCAGGAAGCGTAGCATCAACTGACCACACTTTGCTTGATGGCTTAAGTTTAGAAGCAATTGATCTACCAAACTCAGCTCTCATTGTTTCGTATGTTGCACCAGTATATACAGTATGCCATACAATACCGATCTCAGCTTTGGATATTTCTTTCTCCATTGCACTGCCTTTTGGTACAGCATAGACAATCGTATTAGGATGGAAAGTAGTATACTTTACTCCATCAATTGTTTCCGATCCAAGGTCTGACTTATCATACATGAAGTCACCTTGAATAACACCTTTAATACCTAACCCCTTTAGATTATCAAAGGCCATCTTTAACTTCTTAGAGAGGTCACCAGAGGTGTCTGCATCAATCTCTGCATGGCTCTTATATACTTTAGGGTTGGCATTGAATACACCTTTCTTTGCAACAAAGAACTCACCGGTAATTGGATCTTCACCAGCAAACACAGCAGGAGCTCCGTCCCACTTAACGGTTACATCAGTAGAACTCTTAGCACTACCAGATAACATATCACGTAAAGAACGCAATGCATTGATTGCTTGACGAGCACCTTTTACACCACCATCGAGAACAAGGTCCTCAATATGGGTCATGTGAGTATTCTTACCAGCAGCTTCTGATAGATAGCCTTTTAATGATCTCATATAATTTCTATCCTTAATGTGTTATAACCTTTTATGAGTCGATGATATACTCCACGTGGTATAGTAATCTCTTCATTTACATTTAAGAGAAAAGGTAAGCAAGTTTCTATTTGCAATTGCCAACCTTCGCCTTCTAGTATTTTAATTGTTCGATCTTCTTGATCTCGGTGCCACACATAATCTGTAGCTGGTTGATTAATATCGAATGTTCTTATGTTACCATTATCAACGTATGGATTACCAGAAATAATTTCCACCACCTTTTAATCCCAAATTGCTTGCATACTTTGGTAAACGACATGCCCAATAGCCTGCTTTTGTTTTATCAGTTTTAGTATCACAGTTATGACGAGCTGCAAAGTTTCTTGCTGCATCTCTATCACTAATCTTTGATGTAAGTCCACCTTTCTCATCACCAAACTCGATCTTCTTAACATTACCGGTTTTAGGATTATTTACATATACAACGTATTTCTTTTTACCGCTGCTACGCTTTGGTGAATTGAGTTCTGGTTCAGATGCTTCAATCATTGGGCTATCCAATGGGACACGAGTTCCCTCATATAAACCAAAGTTACTTTTTTCGTCGTAATACTCTAAGAACTTATCCATTATTCATATACCTTAATGTACGAGCTTGAATCTTCTGCCTTTGATCCAGCATAGTTAACAACCTTAGTAATAAGCCTATTCGACTTAGGGCCTGTATTTTTTGATACTTCATAACATATAATCATAACACCTAGCTTGGCTGAAATCCAAAACTGGTCTTTCTTTTCTAGATTAGCTAAGAAGTTTTCATAGGTATCGTTTGAATAGAAGTGGTTATACATCTTCCAAAACTTTTCAATTGATTTCTTATCACCTTTTACGATCTTTTTAGCAACAGAGAATACGTCAGCTTTAAACTTAGGAGCAGGAGCGCGACCAAAGACTTGCTTCATAGCATCCATTATGATACCCCAACCGGCACCACCCCCTCGAGCAGTCTTACCTTTGAGTTCCATCTTAACAGATCCACCAGCGCTATTATCCTTAAGCATAAGTTCACCTACATCGTATACAACCGTTCCGCCTTTAGTAGACCAAAAATCACCACGGCTTTTACCTTGTAATAAGATCTCTTTTACTTTATGATCATCTACATCGGGTGGACGTTGAACATTCATTTCGACAAACTTACCTTTCTTCTTAACTATCTTAAGTGATATACCAACCAATCGACGATTGACGAAATGCTCTAGGATATCAAGGTTGAGGGTTTTAACACTGTCATCGCCAAGTTCTTTCTTAACATTAAAATTCTTTGCTACAGCCCAGATATCACCAGGATTCCACTTATCATCTTTTAGATTAGGGAATCCACTGTTCTTAAATGCAATATTCTTTTTAGCATAGATTTGAGCCATGACTTTGTCGCCACGATGGAAGGTCATACCTTTGTTAACATAACCATTCTTAATAAGCAACATGGCTGATTGATATGAAGAGGCTATCCAGTTGTCACCTACACTTAGTACTTCATCAAGTGATGCATCAACGAATACCTTTTTATAAGCAGCTTTCATTATATCATCCGTGAAGAACTCTTCAGATTGAATGCCATGATCTAACATTGCCTGGATCATTACACACTGATGAGATTCAGTATTTTTGGTATTTAGAGTACCGCCTCCAGCACCACCCCCACCACCAAAGACTTTAGCCTTCTTAAGATCAGACGATGTGATAAACGCATCGTTATCGCCTTTAAGAGCAATTGCTTGTTTTTTATCAGACTTATTTTTCTTCCAAGCTTCAATGCCAGCAACAGCATGTTCAATATCAGTGACAACGAATGTTCCACCCTTAGCTAACTCTAATGGCTTTCCATCTTTAATGAGGCGAAGTAGAATATCAACTCGATCTTCCCCCGTGACACCATTAGGTTTAGTTAACTCTGCAGGTGTAAGCTTGACGCCTTCGGTAATCGGCTGATAGCTATTAAAATTGATCATGCGAACCTCTTAGTAATACTAGTATTATAACTATTTATACGGTTCTATTTCTCCATTGTCATTTACTTGAATGATTTGCGATGCTTCTAAAATATCTATTGTTTGTTCAGCACCTACCACTACACCTCGCATATATGATGTATATGATGCGCCGGCTGCACAAAATGCAAATATTATAAATCGGGCGATGTCAGGATTTTCGATCATAACCATATCTCTTATTAATAATTCTACGTTTTACATGACTATATAAGTCACACACGGCGATATATCCTACTAAACAACCTACGGCGAGGAATAATCCATACAATCCGTCTAGCAATTCATGCACGACTATGATCCCCTATAGGTTAGTTCGGTAACAAATACATCAAACATTTTAGCACCTGGCTGAGTTCTTACACAAGCTTCAAGATGCTCGGTTGTCATATCTTTAATTTTGACATACTTAAGAGGTTGATCTCCATTTGGACCATAAGTACCCCACTCAACTCGTTCACGGATTGTTTCGTGTGAGTTATCAGACCATACGGTCAAGTGTACTTCATCCCCATTGGCAGAGCATCTGACATAATCTAAACCACCATCAATCATATATGTTTTACCATTAGCATCTTCATATGATGTATAATCATGTCGACTGCGTGAAACCAATATAGTACCATCAGGAGTTTGTAAAGAGTTATGTAATAATTTTACGTTTGAATCAGTCATATTAATGTCCTTTAGCCATGTGTTCATAATGATCTTGAGTAAGAAGTTCGCCACAAATACAAAGATCTTCTTCTCTTACATCTTCAGGTACAGTATTTTCTTCGTTCATAATATTACCTTCTTTCATGAATGTATACATCAATCGTTTCAGCATGTCTAATTGGTAGAGTTGAATCATAAGATCTTGGGCTACGGCCGTCAGCAATAGCAGCTGCTCTACGAGGACCACGAGGCATCAATGAAACCCGATACCTTGGGAGTTCTGGAGTTAAAATATCATCATAGCCATGATCATATCGATATTCGTTCATATGATCAGTTTCTTTAGCCAGTGCATTAACTCTTTTAATTGAAGATCTTAACATTGCAATTTGCTGCATGTCCCATACTGAATTAATATCAGCAGTAAAAACAAAAGATTTGCTTCTCATAATATATTCCTTAATCAAATAGTCGGGTTTTGCGTGAAGATGAACCATCACGATTAATAATTAGAGTCTTCTTATTATCAGATCTCTCTAATTGAATTGTTATATCATCACATGAATTGCCAATAAAATCTACAAAGGTTAAATACCAACCGAAACCTATAGCCTTCTCATATGATTCTTTTTGCCAAGGGGTTGCATGAGTATTGATAGTTCTACGATAACTTTTGATCTGCTCTTCATATGCGGCAGCCTCTTCTCGTACAATATCGTTAAGGGTATCTTTAACCATTTGAAAGCTATTCAATTATGAACACCTCGCTTCAGCAACCATTTCAGCGGTCTCTTCTCTAACCGCATTCCAATTCTTAAAGAACTCAGCACGAGCTTTGTTGCGAGCTTGCCACTCATCGAATGTGATAACCGCAATGCCATTCGCTCGTTGCTCAGCCATCTGCTCGTTGTATGATTCTCTTTCAAGTAATTCTTTATTCATAATATATTCTCTCTATAATTCAAAGGGGAGGAGGATGAAGCTGCGATTAAGCAGCTTGGATTAAAGTTAGTGGAACATTCCAACGTTCACCGTTGATTTCAACAATAGCCTTAGTACGTTTGATATCCAAAATCGTACCAATACCATTTGCTTTTCGACCAGAAACTGTAACCTTTGAGCCTCTCATAATTGTAGATTTCACTGAACGACTAGCTTCAGTTTTAAGTGATTTCTGCTTTAACCTAATCAGATCAATAACGTCATTCATTTCTTCCATTGAGCCGATCGAGTTGATTGCTTTAAGAATTGATGCTTTCATAATATAAGTCCTGTTTGATTAATTTATATAGCTATTATAAGTTAGTTTATCGTAAATGTACACACTTATTTACACTTTATTTAAATCATTTTGTTATATGCTTATAACTTTTTGATATAAGGGATATTCATTTTTTAATCCCTGTTTCATTAATTTATATAGCCATTATACCATAGGTAACCGCTGGTGTACACACTTTTGTGCATTCTTTTTAGATTAATTTGTTATAAGGTTATAACTAAAAGTTATATGGTGGGCCCACTTGGATTTGAACCAAGAATCTACCGATTATGAGTCGGGTGCATTAACCGTTATGCTATGGGCCCGAAGATGGTGCACTCAGTGATCATCTGATTATGTTATATCGTGTTTTACCACGCTAAGTGCGAAAT